ATATTAATGAAAACTGGGATCACGTTAGTGAAAACCATAGTATGAAAGTAATCTTTCCAGAAGTCCATGAAAGTGAATGGCGTTGGGTAAGTGATGATAGTGAATTTGATGCTATTATTGGTAACGATTCAACACTAGAACATCTTAAACATCAGGTACTAAATCTCCTTGTTTAGTATTCCAGCCAGAGTGTCCTAACTCTGTTAAACAATTCAAACATACAGTTTTTAAATTACTATGTTTAATATTGATTAAATTTCCATCTATAAAATAAACTTCAAGTTGATCGTAATATTTGGCTTTAAAGCCACAGTGTTCACAAGTATTTTTCTTTTTATAACCTGCTTTAGCCCACACTGTTAGTTTGGGCTTTCTTACATGGTTACGGTTACAACTATCGCACATACGACGGTAGTACACCTTTTCGCCTTTTTTATAATTGATAGCCGCAGGTTTCTTCTTACATTTCTTACAAATGGGCCTTGCTTTCATATATGTATTTATAAGGCGCTCTTTAAAGGTGATGTCAAATGTGATGACAAAAAGGTCCTTTTTAGGGTTTTTATATAAATACAATAACAAACTTGTAATATGAATTAATTACAGAAAGATTTTGCGAGGATAAAAATATGGCGCTTATTTCACCCGGAATAGAAGTAACCGTAGTTGATGAATCACAATATGCCAGTACCGCAGTAGGTACTGTTCCTATGCTTGTGATTGCTACGGCACAAGACAAAGCAAATCCTACGTCAGGCGGAACTGCCGCTGGTACGTTAAAGGTTAATGCAGAAAAAACTTATTTAATAGGTTCACAAAGAGAACTAGTTTCTACTTTTGGTGAGCCATTGTTCTACAAAAGTACATCAGGTACTCCATTACATGGTTACGAAACTAACGAATATGGATTATTGGCGGCTTACAGTTTACTAGGTGCTAGTAACAGAGCATACGTTGTCAGAGCTGATGTTGATTTAGGAGAGTTAGAAGGACAAGCAGGTAGACCTACGGCTAGACCAGCCGCTGGTACACACTGGTTTAACACTGCTCTAACTAAATTTGGTATTTTTGAATGGAACGCAACAACACAAAAATTCGTAAACAAAGTACCAACTGTTATTACTGATAGCACATTGATGGACGGTAATGTTCCTGTTGCTACATTAGGTAAAGCAGGTGACTATGCCATTGATGCAACAAGCACAAACAATACGATTGCTGTTAGAGTAGCATCAGGCTGGAAAGCATTAGGTACTTCAAACTGGTATAGTTCTGTACCATCAATTCTTGGAACAGGAACAGGTTCAGTATCTAGTGGTGATTCAATCACTATAAACGGAACTACTGTAACAACAACTGGTACTACACTAAACCAAACAGTAACAGATATTAACAATGCAAGTATTACAGGTGTAACAGCGGCATTAGTAGATGGCAAAATTGTAATCTATGGTGCAAGTAATACTGCAAGTAATCAAATTGTAATTGCAAACGTTAGTGGTACTTTATTAACTGATATTGGTATTCCTGCTAAGACTTATAATGTAATAGCCATAGCAAGAGCACCACACACTTCAGTACCAAATTGGAAAAGTGCAGATGCTACAGCGGCGCCAACAGGTAGTGTTTGGATTAAGACTACTTCTCCAAACAACGGTGCAAAATTTGATATAAGTGAATATAGTGCTATATTAGGTAAATTCGTTGCCAAAACTGCAAGTATGTACTCGGGTGAAAGATTTGCACTTTTTGGATTAGATTCAATAGGCGGCGGTTTAAATATTGATGCAGGCACAGTATATGTTCAAGCCATGCAAAACGACAGTGGCTTTGTCATGTACAAAATTTATGAAAGAAAAGTTAAAGGTGCAACAGTAGTAACAGGTACTGCAACTGCTCCGACATTTAGTGTTGGTGATGCATTTACTATTACTTCAACAAACAAAGGTGTTTCAACAACAACTACAACTACTGTAACTGCTTCAGGTACAACAGTTGCTAGTTTAGTAAACGATATTAACACACTTAATATTGATTATGTGACAGCCAGTGTTGCTACTTCAGGTGCGTTAACATTAACACACTCTTTAGGTGGCACAATGATTCTTGCAAACACAAACAATACACCTTTAGCAACAGCAGGTTTAACAACTGCAAACGATTTTATTCGTGAAGGTAGTACTGCTGGTAATTTAGTATTAAGTAACTTCCAACAGTTAACTTATACTGCTGGTAGTATTGAACCAAGTTCAAACCCAGCAACTGGTCGTTTATGGTACCATAATGTAACTGATGAAGTAGACATTATGATCCATGATGGTACAGACTGGAAAGGTTACCAGAACGTAACTACTGATGCAAGAGGTTTTAACTTGTCAAACACAAGTCCAAATGGTCCAATCGTAAGTGCTAGTGCACCAGTTGAGCAATCAGATAAAACTGCATTAGAGTATGGTGACCTATGGATTGATACATCAGATTTAGAAAATTACCCAGTCATCAAACGTTGGAGTCAAGTAGACGGCGATGATGTTTGGGTTACAATCGATAACACAGACCAAACTAGTGAAGATGGCGTTTTATTCGCAGATGCTAGATACATGGGCGATGGTACAACAGATGTTATTAGTGGTGACATTACTACAATTAAATCACTATTAACAAATGATTATATTGACTTAGATTGTCCAGATTCAGCAAACTATCCACGTGGTATGCTACTTTTCAATATGAGACGTAGCGGTTACAATGTAAAAGAATTTAGAAGAGATTATTTCAACTCTACTAACTTCCCTGGTAAAGTATTACCAACAGAAAAAGATGCTTGGGTAACTAAAGCAGGATTACAAAGTGATGGTTCACCGTTTATGGGTAGACAAGCAGTACGTCAAGTAGTTGTAGCGGCTATGAAGTCGACAATGGATACAAGTGCTGAATTACGTGAAGAACAAAGAAACTTCAACGTATTAGCAACTCCAGGTTACTCAGAACTAATCCAAAACATGGTTGCGTTAAACAATGATAGACGTAACACAGGATTTATTCTTGGTGATGCTCCATTTAGATTAGCGGCAAACAGTACAGATGTACAAAATTGGGCAACTAACGCCAATTTAGCAACAGACAACAATGACAAAGGTCTAGTAACTGCTGATACATACTTAGGTATTTTTTACCCAAGTGGTATTACAACAGACTTGGATGGTAACACAGTTATGGTACCACCTACGCATATGATGTTAAGAACATTAATACGTTCTGATGATGCTAGTTTCCCATGGTTTGCACCAGCAGGTACAAGACGTGGTGTTGTTGATAATGCAACAGGATTAGGTTTCCTAGATAAATCAACAGGTGAATTTACTAGTGTTGGTGTTAGAGAATCTTTAAGAGATACTTTATACGAAAATAGTATTAACCCGATTGCATTCTTCCCAGGAAATGGAATATTAAACTACGGTAACAAGTCTAGAACGGCTACGGCAAGTGCGTTAGATCGCATTAACGTATCAAGACTTACTGCTTACATTCGTGAACGTTTAGCGGTTATTACAAAACCATTTGTATTTGAACCAAACGATAAACTAACACGTGATGAAGTGAAGCAAGTTGTTGAGCAATTAATGAACGATTTGGTTGCAAAACGTGGTCTATACGATTATGTAGTAGTTTGTGATGAAACAAACAACACTAACGACCGTATCGATCGTAACGAATTGTATATTGATATAGCAATTGAACCTGTTAAAGCAGTTGAATTTATCTATATCCCAGTTCGTATTCAAAACACAGGCTCTATTTAATAGGGCCTTTGTGGAGAAAAATGAAGGTAAACAAAGCGACTAAATAATATAAAGCAGGAGCAAAAAATATGTCAGTAAGTTCATTAAGCAAATTTACAGTACCATTGGCAAGTGACCAGTCAGCGTCAAGCCAAGGTCTGTTAATGCCAAAATTAAAATACCGCTTCCGCGTGAGTTTTGAAAACTTCGGTATTTCAACTCCGAGAAGTGAATTAACAAAACAAGTTATAGATTTCCAAAGACCTTCAATTAACTTTGAAGAAATGCCAATTGATATCTATAACAGTAAAATATATATCCAAGGTAAACATACTTGGGAGGCTGTATCAGTTAATATGCGTGATGACGCATCAGGTCAAGTTGCTAAACTTGTTGGAGAACAAGTACAGAAACAATTTGATATGATGGAACAATCAAGTGCGGCATCAGGTATTGACTACAAATTTATCACTAGATGTGAATTGTTAGACGGTGGTAATGGAGCGTCCGCACCAAATACGCTAGAAACTTGGGAATTGTACGGTTGTATGATCCAAAACGTAAACTACAACGACTTAAACTATGCAACAAGTGAACCAGCAACAATTACAATGTCAATTAGATTTGACAATGCTGTTCAAACACCACTTGGTGCTGGCGTTGGTAGTACAGTGGCTAGAACTATTGGTGAGGTAGTTACAGGCTAATACTTTAAACTAGAGGTAATTATCCTGTGATAAATTCTTTTCTTAAAGCTCTTGCAACCGGTGACAATGTTCGTGATTATAAACACGCATCGCGAACATTTGTCGACGGCAATTTTAGACTAGCACCCAAACATAAATTTCTATTTCACGTCGTATTCCAAGTTAATCCTGGCTTGGGTTTTGCCTTCAGCGGTAGTGAAAACTTAGAAGCAAGTTTTTTGGTAAAAAATGTTGAGTTACCAAAGTATAGTTTTGATGTAGTCGAACATAATCAATATAATAGAAAAAGATATCATCACAATAGAATAAATTACAATCCAGTTACTATTACATTTCATGACGATAGCAGTGATGTAATTAGAAACTTGTGGTATGCCTACTATGCCTACTACAATAATGATCCACAATACGAAGCGGCTGGAACATATTCATATAAAGACACTTATGCCCCAATGTTGAAAAATGCTATGCAGTGGGGACTTGATAGAAATTCAAAGCCGTTTTTTAATAACATTAAAATTTATAGTTTATATCAAAAGAAATATACAGAGTATTGGTTAGTAAATCCAATAATCGAAACTTTTGACCATGACAATCATGACTATGCTGATGCCACAGGGTTATTAGAACATAGAATGACAGTAAGATTTGAAACTGTAAAATACAAATCAGGACTTGTTGATGGAGATGGACCAGCAGGCTTTGGACAATTACATTATGATAAAGCAAAAAGTCCACTTACACCAGAAGGTGGAGGAACAACAAGTATACTTGGACCAGGTGGTTTAGTTGATGCAGTTGGAAGTATTGGTGCTGACCTAGCCAGTGGAAATATTGCAGGTGCAGTTGTTACAGGTTTAAGAGGTGCTAATAATTTAAAAGGTGCTAACTTAAAAAGTATGTTAAAGTCAGAACTTACTGGTGCGGCTATGAATGCCTTAAGAGGACAGAATCCAGTTGGAGATTTTAGTTTTCCTAATAGTAAATCTGCACAAGGTAATCCATTACCAAATATTCCAAAAGCCAATGCTAACACAGGTACTAGTATACCAGCGGCTTCGCAAAGTGTATTCAGTAATGGCAGTGGCATACAAATAGGACCTATTGCAGATAAACTTTCTGCTATGTCTGGTGGTTTTGGTTCCAACTTACAGAGTTTAGCAAGTAACATTGGTGGAATGACAGGAACTGTACAAGCAAACGTCCCTGCATCTTTACAAAGTTTATTTGGACCAGGTTTAAATAATATAAGTACACACGTTAACAGTGCAGAGTTTCAAAGTCAATTTAGTGCTGACTTGGCAAATGCACAAAAAAGTTTAAATGAAAACTTACCTGCGGCTATTGATGGATTTAATCAAGGAGTTAGAGGTATACCAAGTCAGATTGCTGATGCCAAAAATGCAATTGGTAGTCACTTAACAGCAAACCCAGGCTCTATTGCTAAAAAACCTAGTTTTAGTAATATAACAAATAGTTCTTCATTTATTGGAAAAGCAGGATTAGAAACATAATATGGCAACAAATTTACCAAAAAAAGAAACAACAACTAATAAAACTGGCGAGTTCTTTGACGTTTACAATACATCAAGAACTGATACAGTAGTTCCTGCAAATGAATTTGATGCCGTAAGAGGTTTCTTTATGCGTAAAACTAATGACAACGAAACAGTGTCAGCAGGTTTAACAGATACAGTCATGCAAATTGCAAACTTACATAATGTTTCTCCAATGGATATTATATCAGAGTTTAATGAATACGCTGTTACTGAAATTCAACAATCGTTAGTTTCTTTAATTAATCAAACAAGAGCCAATACAAGTATTTTAGGTTTCAATAAAAACAAAACACCAAGTGTTCCTGCGGCACGAAACATTTTAGTATAATGACAAATGGCAAAATATGCACAAGGCAAATACGTTGTAAAAAATCCTAGCAAGTATGGAGGAAACAAAAGTCCAACATACAGAAGCAGTTGGGAATGGGCCTTCATGCAATTTTGTGACAATCATCCTGGCGTAGTACAATGGGCCAGTGAAGCAGTAAAAATTCCATACAAAAATCCATTAACAAATAGAAATACAATTTATGTTCCTGACTTTTTAGTTGTCTATTCAGATAAAAAAGGAAATAGACACGCAGAAGTTATTGAGGTTAAACCTAAAAAAGAAACAAATATAAAAAGTGCAGGTAGAAATCCTCTAACACAGGCTAAAGTTGTAAACAATTTAGCAAAGTGGGAGGCGGCTAGAGCATGGTGCAAACAAAATAATCTAGTGTTTAGAATCATAACAGAAGA